CCTGCGAGGATCGCAAGTTCCGATGATGTGTTGGGCAGGATAAAATTGCGTGTTGTGGCCGTGCTGATGCCAGACAATGAAAACACCGCCCTCTTGGTCGGATCGATGGCGTTCACCAAGCTAAAAATCGCGTCCGATACATCCTGAGGCACACCAACCGGATCCCAAGCTGACCCGTCCCAGACCACAAACGCGGCTTCATCGGCAATCCACGCCAGCCAGCCCGGGCGCGGGACGAGGCGCATCCAGACGCCATCGACCCAGAGCGCAACGTTCAAGTCCCAGCCCGCCCACAGACCTGTCGCTCCCGAGGCCACGATGTGCCGGTCGCCGTCTGCGGGAGATGCAGGCGGTGCGGTGCGGCTGCGGTCGAGAACCGACAATTGTACCATGGCATCCAGCAGCCGCAGCGCCTCGTTATGGGTGACATGCTTTTGGGCCTGCGATGCCAGGATGTAGGGCAGCAGGAGGTGGGTCGTAATGTCGGACATGTTTCTGCTTTCAGAAGGTGAGGGTGACAGATCGCCCAGCGCCCCGGCCGATCAGGGCCGAAAGCTGGAAGATACGGATTGTGAGGGTTTGGCCCGGGCCGAGGGGAGCGCCCCAATCGGCGGTCTGGTGGGCAGCGGTGTAGAGGACGCTGGTCGTGGTGGTCGTCAGCGTCCGTTTGGTTGTCCCGCCATCGCGGATTTCGACCTCATAGGTCTCGCTGTCTTCCGCCAAGGGCACATCGCCCGCGCCCCAGGTGTCGGCGGCCAGCGACCGCGAGCGGCGTGTCCAGCGGATCGTCAGGTCGCCGGGGTTGCGCGCGGTGCGCCATGGCTGTTCGACATGGCCGACCGAAAACGGCCGCAGACCAGCGCCTTCGGGCGTGAAGGGAATTGCTACAATGGTGTCATCGCTCACCGACTTTGAGGCAGGGCCGATGCGCCAGTTCCACGGTAGGCCCAGATCGGCTTCAGCGATGGGCATCGATGCCAGTGTGGCATCCAGAACAATGACCCGGGCACCGGTTGGCACTAGGCTGACGACAGCATTTTCGGTCCCGCGCTGGCCACGCAGCAATCGGGTCAGACGATAGCGCCCCGGCGCGATCAGCTCGGCATTGCCTGCTTGGATGATCTCCCACTGCCCAGCGCCGGTCTCGACGGCCAGTGCGTTGGCCCCGCCCAAAAGTACGATGTCGGTGACGCTCTCCAATGTGCCCGAAAACAGATCGACAACCAGTGCGTTACCTAAATCGAAACGCGATACCGGCCCCGCATAGAAGCTTTCCGCCAGCGCTCCGATCCGGGCGCGGCCGCCAAATGTGGTCAGCAGCGCAAAGCCATCCGTCGCGGCGCTGCGATACACCGCCATTTCGCCGGGCCACGGCTTTGCATAGGCGGCGGCAAGGGGACGATGCGCAGGCTGATCCTCGCGAAGTTGCGGTAAATCCAGCAGCATCACATCGGGCGCGCCGAATACCATGGGCGTCGAGAGCGAGGCTGGGCGGGGATCACCAGGTGGCAGATCATAAACGGCACGGTCCTGGCGCACAGCGTCGATGCTGCGAAGGTCCGAGTCCGCGATGGACACCAGCCGCATTTCCGTCAGGCGGCCATCATGATCAAGCAGGATCACGTCGCAGGGATCCAGCGCCAGTCCTGACGGCGGCAGGCGGAACACAGCGCTTTCGCGCCCAACCCATGCCTCCATCAGCGCTCGGCGGCAGCGTCGTTCGGCTTCTTCGGGTGGCACCGCCATCGGGAACGCCTCGGACGCGATGCGCGTGGTGTCGACGGTAATGCGACGCGCCTCGACCTGCGCCGCGTCATAGTCCTCGTCGGCCCGCGCGACCTGCCACTTCAGCGCCTGCGGCAGTTCCGTTTCCTGCGCCCGGGTCAGTTCCATCACGTCGCCTTGTGCCGATGTGGATGCCACCATGCTGTCAGGCGTGATGGTGAGACCGGCAATGCGGCCGCGCATCAGGAACTTGATGCGCCCCTCGCTCTCAATGGCATCGAACCCGAAATGCCGGGCCAGTGTGGAAATCGAGGCGCGCGGGGCTTCTAGTGCGGAGATCACATAGCCCTCGATTGCACCCCACAGTCCGGAAACGTCGATTTGAGCCTCCGGCATTCCGGCGCGCAGGCAAAGGTGGCGCACGAGCGCAGCCAAAGACACCGCGCCCAACCGCCCCGTAAGCCAGTGGCCGCGTCGCCAATTTGGGCCGTCGGTCCAGACAGTGGTCAGTTCGGGAAAAAACGGATAGGGCCGCGCATCCCAGGTCCATGCGGCACATTCCGGCACGGTGACCATCCGCGCGCCGGTCATGCCCGAGATCGGGTTGTTCGCCGATACGCCCCAAAAAAGGTACGTCGCCTCGATATAGGCGCGCTGGATCGCATCGTCGCGCCAGCCGCGTGAGAAATACGGCGTGAAGCTTTCCGAGGACTTCGGATCGAAGAACACGTTGGGCTGATTGGTGCCTCGGTCAATCGCCGGGCAGCCAATGTCGGCCGCGACCTGCGTGCGCGATTGCCGGAAGCTTTCGGCATCACGCGACATGATGGTGACATTTACCGATGGCACGGTGCTGGTTTGCCCGTAGCCCGCCGCTTCCCGACGTGACAGCACCCGCTCGCCCCGTTGCAGAATGGCAGGAACTTCGTCAGGTTTAATCCCGGCCCAACCGCCCGCATGCATCCGTGGGGCATTGGCGAATGCCATGGCGGGCACCATGCGGCCGGGGCCCGGCGATCCGACCACAGCACCGGCATGCAGGATGTTCGCGAACAGACCACCCGCACCGCTCAGCGCACCAGAAAGCGCGTTGGCAATCGGCCCGAGGATGAAGCGCCGCGCCGCCAGTTTGACCAGATCAGCGATCATCGATGTGACCAGATCGCGGAAATCTAGCTTCCCGGTTTTCACGAACTCACCCACCGCGTTTTCAGCCGAGGTGAACGCCGCGACCAGCGCGTTGCCAATATCACCCCCGATGTCGCGTGCCTTGGCGGCATAATCGGCGAGGGTCGCAACCGCCGCCTTCCATCCAGTCTTGGCCACTTCGGCCCCAGCCGCAGCAGCTGCCCCAGCGCCACCTGCGGCGCGCCCGGCCTCGGTCACTGACTCGTCCAGCCGGTCTGCAGCATCCGTCGCCCCGTTCAGCGCCGCTTCGCCCTCTGTGCCTGCGCCCGCAACAGCGTCTTTCAGCGCTTGCCAGCTTTGCATTGGGCGGGTGGCTGCATCGGCCAGCATGCCCGAGGCCTCGCGATATGCCTCGGCCCTGAATGTTGCGTCCTCCGCCATCCCGGTCAGGCCTAGGTCGGGGGTTGTGACATAGGTCTGCGCCATTGCGGCCGAGAAGGCTTTGGCGGCAGCGGTTCTGGCAGTCGCTGCGGATCCTTCGAAGGGATTGTCGATCCGGCCCAGCGCCACAGGGTCCAGCGTGCCGATCTTGACGCCACCTTCGCCGACGGCCCAGTCGGGCAGCAGGTCCAGCGCGGCATTCAAGCCATTGATGAAGTTGTTGATCCGGGTGACAACGCCGTTCAGCATCGCCTCGACACCGCTGATCAGGCCGTTGGCGGCTTGGAAGGCGAAGTCGCCGATGGCCGATGGCAGTTGGCCCCAGATTGCCTTCACCGCATCATAGGCGCCCTTGAAGATGCCAGCGGCAGAATTGCCAAAGCTGGTCACCGCTTCAACAGAGGACTGCATCGCCAGATAGACGGTCGCCTGTAGCCCGGCCCAACTGGCCTCGATCTTCGACCAGGCTGACGCCGCGCCTAGACCGATGCGGTCCCAGACTTCGAAGGCCAGATCCTTCAATAGTCCAATCGCGGCCCCAAACCCACCAGCGCCCGCGACGAGCCGAGTGAACTGAAACACCAACTCGCCTGCGCCGACGATCAGCGCACCGATGCCAGTGCGGATCAAAGCGCCGCGCAGGAACACAAGGCCAGTGGCAAGGCCGCGCACCGATAGGGCGGCTGCCGCCAACCCCGCCACCCAGCGCCCCGCCATGAGGGCAGCAAAGGTCGCGGCATACGTGGTCAGGCGACCGATGTTATCGAAAAGCGTCGTGATCGCGATGCCAATCGGGCCGGTACTGCGCGCCATGTCTGCCAGCGCATTGGCTACAGCTTCCAGCGCGGGGGCGGCGGCGACCGTCAGGCGGTTGGTCAGACCGATCCAAATCAGGCTGAGCCGTGCGATGGCATCGCCAGTGCGTTCAATCTGGGATGCATCGCTGGCACTGACAGCCACACCGAAGTCGCGCACATCCTGTGCCGCTTCCCGCAACGTGGCGGAATCAATCCGCAGAAACGCGAGAGCTGCCTTGTCGCCAAAGAGGTCCGACGCCACTGCCGCCCGCTCTGCTTCGGGCACAAACTGGTTCAGCGCCTCTTGAATGGCGATGATGCGCTGGTCGAGGGGCAATGCCTGCAATTGCGCCGCCGTGAGGTTCAAGCGTTGCAGCGCTCCCACGGCGGATCCTGATCCTGTCGCGGCCTCGGACAGTCGGGTGGTCAGTTTCTTGGTGGCCTGCTCGATCTCACCCATCGACACGCCCGCCAGTTCCCCGGCCCATGTCAGGGTTTGCACGCTCTCGACCGTGGTCCGCATCGATTGTGCCAGCTTTGCCTGCGCATCGACATTCGACAGACCCGAGCGGATCATGGCCACGCCAGCCGCCGCCGCAGCGAAGGTCACTGCCGCCAGCGCGATCCCGGCCTTGCGGGCAAAGCTGCCAAGACGGGCATTGGCCAGTTCCATCTCGGAGGACAGACGGCCAAAGCCGCGCGCACCGGCATCGCCGATCCCTTCCAGCTCTGCGCGCACTTGGCGGCCGCCTTCGGCGACGAGCCGAACGCTGACCCTTTTCTCAGCCATGGTTCTCTCCGATTTGCTCGTTTAGTTTGCGCACCATCACGGCCTCGATTTCCGGTAGCAGTTCAGCGGCGATTAGGGTGTCGATGCCCAGCGCAGCAGCGAGGGAGAGGGCTGCACCGATGTCCCAGCCCAAAACAGCGCCGGGGATCACCCTCAGCTGGCCACCAAGGCGACCGACGAGATCCCAGACCTGCTAACCCTCTGGTGTCTGCGGCCTGTTCAGTTTTGCGGGGCAGTCCGGGCACGGCCCCGCGCAGGCGACGCAATACCGGTCGCCCCCGCCGAAGGATCAGTCGGCGAGGGCGCGGAGACGTTTTTTTCCGCGTCCAGGATGAGGCCGCGCGCGATATATTGGGTCTGGAAGGCCTCGAAGACTGGCCAGATTTCCAAGAGGGCGTCGATGCCTTCGGGTGTGACGGTCACGATATTGCCTATGTCATCGCCGACACCTTCCCAATCCAGGACAGCCCTGCGCGCGACGGCTTTTGCCATGGCGAGGGCCAATTCCTCTTGGGTGGCACCTTCGGGCATGGCCTCGATGGCGGGATCGGCACGCGCTGACACCATCAAAGCGGTGGTCAGCGGGGCGACGAGTAGGCGCAGTCCGGGGGCCAATTCCAGCCATTGCGGCGTGGCAGTCATGTTCAGACGGATCATGTTTAATAACTCACAATGCTGTTGATGAGGATGGCGGTGCACATTCGTGCGGGGCTGATGGCTTTTGCTGCCTGCCAGTCGAAACTGGCCTGCACCCCTTGGGGCCCTGCGATCTCAATCCGCGGGCGAGGCAGGTAGACGGCGTGCGCGGTGAAGGTGAAACTCGCGTTGGCCCCAAGGCTATAGTTGAATTCCAACTCGCAAGGGCTGCCATCGATGGCTTGGGTCACCAGCGTCGTGTCGGAAAACCGCACCTCTATCCGACCCGTCAGGGCTGCCATGGTCGGGTCGGCCCCATCGATACGACCGTCGCCGCGGATGGTTTCGATCCGGTCGTGGTTGTTGGAATAGGTGATTTCGGCCGAGACGACGTTGCCCAGCGCCGTGCCGTTGCGTTTTACGGTGCCATTGAAATGGCCGAAACGCTGCAGGCCCAGCGCGGTTGGTGTGCCAGCTGCAGTGGTGGCGGCGATAGTTTCGCCCTGCGCCACCAAACGCGCGGTCGCAGTCAACAAGCCAGACCGCTGCATCTGCCACGACAGCTGGTCCAGCACACAGCCGGAATACATCGCGAAGCGGGGCACCTCTGGCATTGCGGTCTCAATTGACATGCTGGGCAGGGTCCAGTTGCCCGACTGGAAGGTATGGGTCTTGGGTGTGGTGCCACTGGTGGTGGGCTGCCCAAAAGCAGCCTTCAGCCAATAGCCCAAAGCCTCCACGTCGATGGGGATGACCACCTCGCCGTCGGCGGTCACCGCATCTTTGATCGGGGCGAGAGGATCGCGCCCATAACCCAGAAGCTCGGATTCCAGCAGGGGCTGCTCCGATCCCAATGTTGCCCGGGCGAAGGGCATCAGCCGGAACCCACTCACCGGCGGGGTGCCGTAAACTGTCTCATACGCAAGCGCCATCTGCGCCCGCGCGCCTTGCGCACGTGCCATGGGGATCTCCTTTTATGGTGGGGGTGTCAGGCCAGCGGGCCGGTGGTGGTGTAGTGCAACACGACGGTGATCACCGCAGCCTTCAGCGCCGCCGCGCCCTCGATGGGCAGGTCGACCGAAGCCGGCGCCTCGGGTTCAACCCAGTCGCAGAGACCGCCTAGGGTGCGTTCAGCCTCCAGTGCCGCGCCGATGGTGGCAATCAGGCTGTCGAAAGCCGTGGCTCGTCCATTCGGAGCTTGAACGACGACCTCGAGCTCGGCCCGGTGCTGGGAGTGATACCGCAGCGGCGACAATGTCACCTCCGGTTCACCCGGCTGGCCGTCGCGCAGGATGATCAGCCCTGCAGCCGGAATCCGTTCGGGCGGCACCTCGTCAAGCAAGGTGAGGGCGGCAAGTAGTTGCAGCCGCGCATGCAGAGCGCAGAGGACCGTTTCGCGGGTAGTGGGCACTTTGTTTGAGCCGAT